GGCCTCGAGGAACGCAAGGGTCGGGCGGTGGGTCGTTTGGACCTGCCGATCTTCATACCGTCCACACGATTTAAATACGCGCAGAGTCTAGGGGGCGTATTCGCGATGGAATCTTCCGAAATCCCCGTGGGGCTCGGGGACTTGATCACGGAAATCAGTGACGTGAGCGCCTCGTTGATTTCCAATAGGTCGACTTTGATCGATACAATCCTCGGCGTCCTCTACAAATCGTGCAAATGCATTCGGCGCGATACCGCTGCCGAGTACCCCGAGTACCCTATAATGCCATTTCGTAAGAACCCCGCTGGTCCGCCCCCACATGCAGCGCGGGTCTCCGAATATTTCACATGGATGCTGGAAGGCGTTCAGGGTATCCACGACGCCAACACGCTTCGCTCGAAAACGTATAAATCCCGATGTCACACGAAAGACACTGCCGCACACTTGAAAGTCATCCCGCTTCGGTACACGCGCGTCAGGCCCCTTGCGCTCGGTGGTTTGTCGCGGGTGTACGATGCCGTCGACTCCCTGACCGGAACGCACGTCGTGATCAAAATCACCGAGAACTCTGGGCACATCGGGACGGCCGAGATCCGGTGGTACGATGTTCTCGGCGGTCTCGGGTTGGACGTGCCGCGGGTGTACTACTCGAACGTCACCGATGGGTACGCGGTAATCGTCATGGAGCGCATGCAATGCACATTGACCGCGGCAATCGCTGCATTGTCCGCGAGTCCGAATTCGAGTATAGTCAAATACATCTCGACGTACCTGAAACACGCGACCCGGGTCCTCCGCGATAATGGGATCGTTTTCGTGGACTTGACTCCCGATAACGTCATGTGCAGAGTATCCGGGGGTCACCTGGAATGCGTGCTGATCGACCCGCAATTTGCCCGGTACGCGAATGACCCCGATTTCGACGCCGTGCACGTGTGTTGCCGCCTCGCGTTCCTGGCGTCGACGGATCACGGCCACATGATTCGGGATACATGTACTCGCATCTCGAAAGATCTGATCGGTCGCGTGCCGTCCGCCTCTGAAATCCGGCAAACGCAGAAAAAAGCCTCGCGATTGATTTTCACGACATGCTTGACATCATGACCACAACGAGCACGAGACACACGCAACTCGAGCATCCCCAGATCAGCGAGGACACGATATATTGCGCGTACGGCGCCAGCGGACCCAGGATGCCCGCGAGACCCATGGGATCGTTGGGATCGACGCCCGCGGGATAACTGGTCTTCTTGCCGATACCGTACAAGAACGGAACGAGCATCAGCGACCCGTAGACCATCAATTGCGTCACGGGACTCGCCGCTCCCTTGGAGACCTTGGCGTACGCGTTCTTGAAGGCTTGTTTTGCGGCAGCGAGCGTTCCTCCTTTTGCGAGAACTTGACTGCTCGCATTCGCGCCGGCCCTGCCAGCTGCCGTACCCCCGTTGCTGAAGGCTCTTAACGAGGCTGTGAGTTGTTCTCTCGACTGAGCGGCTTCTACATTCGCGGTCCTCGTGAGATCATCCGAGGCTCGCGCAGCTCCCGAATTTCTAGGGCCCATTGGCATGCTATTGAGAAGTCTTTGATCGGCAATCGTTATCCCTGACCCAGCTCGAGCCGCCCCCGCCCCGCCACGCGCTCCAGCGTTCAATGCCGGGGCCAATGCGTTATCTAATGCACCACCACCTACTTTTGCTACGAATGCCATACCTACAATCTCCCAATATAATTATCTGCGGGACCATAAACGCCAGCATGGTCCTCTCCCCACCATCAGCCCCGAAAGCGCCAGTCTCCAACATCAAGGCCCCGACGACCGGAGGGAAAACAGGCGGCGGTATCCCGGCCAATGGTCTGATCACCGCCGGAGGCATCATCGGCGCGATCTTCCTCCTCCCGAGCGTGCTGGCCGAGGGGTGCAAGCTGGGCGGCCAGACCATGGGAATTCCTCCTGGCGTCTGCCCGTATATCGCCGTCGGGGGATGCTGCTCGTGCTGCTCGTGCCTGATGATGGTCCTTCTCGCGACAGTGACGCAGGCAGTATAAATATCCAGGCACTCGTATGGACATCTCCAAGACGGCAGACGGCACGCTGGTCTTCGAGTCAGAATTCGCCGTCGATACAGGGGACGTCGAATTCATGAAACGATTGTTCACCGATTCCGCGCAATCTCTGGTCCGGTTCACGAGCTGGCGGCGGAGATCCGACGGCGTGATTATCGGGACGTACATTGGCGCCTGGAACCGGGTTCTCGGCGACGGTCGTATGATATACGCGATTTCCGAGACCAGGAACGGCGTCCTGGAACGGCGGTTCTTCCCGGGAAACATGGACGCGTCGATGCAGTCGAAATGGACGTTCACGCGCGTGGGCAGGTCGCGAGTGGTCGCCAAGAACGTCACGAGATTGAACCCGACGGGAGCGCCCTGGTTCGTCCCGGTCCGGTTCCTGGCGAAACGGTGCATCCAGAAAACCATGCGGAAAATACGGACGCGCGTGATGGTCGAGAACCTGACGGCGTTTCTCTGAAATTAATACATCCGGTACTTTAATGCTGTTTCCCGGAGAGCAGAAGAATTTCCAGTCGAGCCTACTGCGGTCGGTACAGCAGTGCGAATCCCCGGTGTCCGGTCCTTTTTTCAGCGCCCAGAACTTCGAGGCGATCCAGACCGGCCTCCGCCAAATCATGTTGCAGAAAACCGGGTACCTGATCCGACGGCAATCGGACGAGCAATTGAGTATCGTGATGCGGGCAGTGTACGCCACGCGCGCGAGGTACCCCGTCGACGATCCCAAACGCGAGATCCAGCGATTGAACGCGATCGTTCTCGCCGAGATATCCCCGGGCGTCGCCACGGCAATGTCGCAGTATATCCAGTACCTGAAGGACGCAAGCGAGCTGGCCATTCCGACAGACCGCCCGGAATCCACGAGCGCAAAAGGCACCAAAACAGCGATCGCGTTCAAGCCATTGTAAATACATTGCCGAGTACCAGAGATACAAGAGATGATGTTCGCGCTGGTGATGCTGATGGCTCTCGTCACGGCCGTTGCGACGGTATACGGCATGTCCCAGGGATGGTTTTACGCCGCGCCCGATCCTCCTCCCGTGCCCCCGGCTCCCCCGCCCAGCCAGATCGATATCGTCAAATTAAAGGCCAGGATCATCGAACTCGAGGGACTCCTTGGCACCGGCCGGGCCAAGAGCAGCGACGATACCGTCAAGGCCGGGAAACTGATGAACGACGTCAACAGGATCACCCTGGAACTCGAGGTCTGCAGGAACGCCAACACGCAATTCCAGGCGGCCGTCAAGGGTCTCACCGAAGATCTCGACGCGACGCGCAAGAAATTATCAAAATGCGCCGCCGAGAAACTCGCGCGAAATGTCGGCGGACGCGCGTGCAGGATGGCCCCGGAATTCAACGATCTTCTCCGGTAACGCTCGAGATAATTCATTTCGAAAACAATTTTTCGAAAACGATTTAATTCTGCCCGAAAAAACCCGACTGTACCTGCCGACGAGTACTCGGCGATACCTGGAGTCTGCGTTCCGCCGCCAATTTCCGAGTCTCGGAGTTCCTCAGACGGGTCAATACATTGATCTCGTTCTGCAACTTCTGGATCAGCGCGTCGATACCATGGATTTTCTTGGAGATACTGGTTTGCCTTTGCGTAACGACCCGAGCCTGGAATCGCGTCATACATTGACCAACATATTATTACGCGAACGAGCTCCTAGTGAAGTCGTCGGGTTCGCGACGCGGAATCTCGTAGAATGGCGAGAATGTCTCGGTGAATCGCGCGATCAAAGCGACGATCCCGACAAAGCCTATGATCAACAGTATGGTCCCGCGATCCATCGTATACCTGACGGATCATATTATTCTAGCGGCGATTCGGTGATTCGGTGATCAGGTACCCTTGTGCATTTGTCACGTGACTCGCGCGAACGCTGGGATCCACGCGTTCCGCGACGACCATCCAGTCGACCGTGCACGCTTCCGTGGATTCACAGGAAATACGCAGCGTGGACCCCTCGACGACGCCGACGACCCGCGCGAACGACTCGTTGTTCTGCAGGAATACCTGGGGGTTGCCGCATAACGCGACGAACGTCCCGGGAGTCATCGCGCACGACGGATCTGCAGTACACTCGCGATCTATATCGACAATTGCAGCGCCATCAGTGACCCGCGCGGTCCCGCGGTATACGAGATCACATCGCGGACCCTCAACCGAACTGTGTGTCAATATCGTCCCCGGCAGGGAAGGATGCGGGATCCTGAAACTCTTGGTGCCGCCAGAGATGTGTCCCGTGACATCGAGATCCCCACCGATCCCCGCGTCCGTCAAAACCGTCAGACTCGTGAAATTACCGTCGATTCCGGTGACTGGGCCCCAGACCGTGAGTTCGCCCATGTTCGTACTCGGGTACCCGATCGTCTGCGTGCCCACGACCTCGAGATTCCCGGGCGCCGTGAGTTTCTCGAACGTGGCCTGCAGGAACCGCGCGGGCCCCGTGCCGATAATAAGCGTATCAGAAAACTCGAGGGTGGTGAGTTGGATGCCCTGCCCGATGTAAATCGAGTTGCTCAGGGTTTGATCGAACTGATCGATGAGAGCCAGAGAGTCCGAAGTTTCGACGCGCGACCCGATAACCACGCAATTATCGACGAAGTTGCGTTTCTGCATGTTGTTGTACCCGACACACGTATTCTCGCCACCGTACACGTACATCCCGCACCTTGATCCCACAAAGGTATTGCGGTCACCGTACGAATGGTAGCCCGCCTGTGATCCGAGAGCGACGCAGTCTACCGCGGTTTGTGTGGTGCCTGGCAGATCCGGGCCGATGTCCGCCTCGGTGCCCATGAACCGCCCCGCCTCAAACCCGACAACCGTCGTATTATCCGCGCTGTAGGCCGATGCCATCGCCGAGACCCCGACGGCCGTCACGCCATCACACACTTGCGCGGCGAACATCGCTTGCGACCCGACCGCCGTGACGTTTGCGAGACTGGTTCCCCCGCCCGCCGCGCCGTACCCGACCAGCGTGGAATTCGACAGGGTATCGCTGCCGCCTCCCGCGCCCATGCCGACGGCCACGGTATTGGTGACGGTTCCCGTGGTCCCGCCGAGCGCATCCCGGCCCACGGCGACGACGTTGACGAGCCCCGCGGACGAGTCGGCTGCCGCGTGTCCCACGACAGTCGAACTCGAGATCGTGGACGCCGAAGCTCCCGCTCCAGTTCCCAGGACCACCGAGTAACTGACGGCCCCGGAAACGGATCCCAGGGCGTTGGCACCGATGGCCACGGTGCTCACGAGCGATTCAGAGGCCGAGTCCGCGACGCGGTGACCGATCAGGACGCTCTCCGAGACACTCGCCCCGGCCCCGCCGCCCGCCGCCGTCCCGATGGCAACTGTATCGGTGACAGTCCCCGTCGCGCCGCCCAGGGAATCCCGGCCTACGGCGACGACGTTGGTGAGACTCCCGGCCCCGTCGGCTACCGCGTATCCCACGAGCGTGCTCGAGTCTACCGAACTTGCAGTATGCCCCGCGTTCGCGCCGAGAACTACAGAGTATGCGACGGATCCAGTGACGCCCCCGATCGCCCCGGATCCCACGGCGACCACGGAATTCACCGCGGACGCCTGGAGCGCGACCTCGTAACCGAGAAGCACGCTGTTCGTTACGTCACTTGCATTTTGCGCGGCCGCGTCCCCTAAGACCACCGACGTCCCTACATTTGACGCCCCGGAAAGAGCCCCGGATCCCGTCGCGACGACCCCGGTCAGCGATGACGCATTCGAGGCCACGCGATCCCCGATCAGGATGCACCGCGAGACGTTTGTAGCGTTCGATGCACCGTACGTTCCGAGAACCACGGACGCGTCGACTATTTCGCACATCCTGAGGACTCCGCTGCCCGCGCCGACGACCGAGTCCACGGATTGTGCATACGACGCGCTATCGTGCCCGAGCATGACCGAGTCTACCATGTTGTTCACGTACGCGGCCGACATGGATCCCACGGCCACGTTTCGCTGCCCCGACGTCATCTCTGCCATCGCATGGTCCCCGACGGCCGTGACAAACCGCGATCTCCTCAGGGTTTCTCCGGCATGCGATCCGACGACGACTGATGAGTACACGTCCTCCGCAGTGCCGGCCGCCGAGTCGCCAATAGCCACGAGATCCGCGGTCCGCTGCGCTTGAGTTCCTGCAGAAACTCCTATAAACACCCCCGAAACCGCGTCCTCGGCCGAACTCCCCGATTCCGCACCGATAAACGTATTCCGCTCGTTCGGGAACTTATTACCGGAATTCAGACCGATGTACGTATTGTCCCTGCCGTCGGTCAGCGATAAGAACTCCAATTGGTCAGTGCGGTTTACCGATCCGCCCGCAAACGTGATTTTCTCGGACGACGTATTCATACTAGATACTCGATAAAAAGAAAGGACGACTGCGTTTCACGCCCGCATTTAAAACGTCAGAATACGATATGGATCTCCGGGCCGACCGCCGCGGGTACCTCGACGCCTGCTCGGATCTGACGCTCGTATGCAATGGCGGCAACGTCGTAACGAACCGGTTTACGATGTTGGTTTCATGTGGACTCGTGCGCGATCTCCACGAATCTTTCGCGGACCGTCCGTCGATTCCCGTGGATATCCCGTTTGAAAATGTCCAACTCGCAATCGACCTGATTCACGGGACGCGCGAAGTCAAAGATATCCTGGACCTCCCGAGCCTCAAACGAGCCGTCGATACGCTGATGTTCCTCGATTGCGACTCGTACACAACCGCGCTGTCACACGCAATCTGGATGATACTCGTGGAATCCACGGAGTTCAACGATCTCGTCGAGTACTCCGATTACGTTTTGATAAAACCGTACGTCGTTAAATCGTTTTACGAGCGCGCGCGGGCCTTGAAACCACACTGGAATTCTTTTAAACGATTATTCGATAACGTGCGCGTGACCCCGGCAATTGCAAAGGTGGCGATTGACGCGCTCTCGGTTCATTTCAACCCGTATTTGATATTTGACCATTTGATCCGCAAGATTCCACCGAGTCTCCGGGTGTCCACGAACATCGCAGAAATATTCTCGGCGTACCGGTGCGGGGCCTTCTTCCACCCCGCGGAAATGGCCATGTGCCTCGATATTGCCGGCAAAGAATGCGATACCGCCGACCGTAATTTCCTCGAAATGCTCTCGAACGTATCGCAGAGTCTATCAAAATTCGATCCGGTTCCTGTAAGACCTCACGTGGGAACGACGATCTATCTCCCGAACGCCAACCTGACCTCGAGTTTAGTCAGTATCGAGAAATCACGGGGTCGGTCGCTGATTCGGTGCGATACGTCGAGGAAATTACGGTTCGTCCTCGATCGGTCGACTGGGGTCGTCACTGGGAAATTGTCACCGCTGGCATTCGAGACTGCAGGCGAAGTCTTCTTGAAATGCACGGTGATCTCGTTAGCGGATTCGGTTCCCGTAAGCGCGGAGATATTTAGAAGGTTCGTAATCGGGGAACTCGATACTGAGCCGGTCGATTTCGTCGATGGAACTTTTACAATTTTTCCCGAGGAAGAAACGGAGTTTCGAAGCATTGCGGTGTCGCCCGATCTCGCGTTCTGGCGGATCGATATTTTGAAATCTTCGTGACTACTTCCTGATATCTGGCTCACTGAAAATGGTCTGGAAGAGCACTGACGGCTGATTTTCGTCGGAACGGAGGTAATCGTCGAGTGATCGTGGCAAGTACTTGTAGACTATCTGCGCAGGTTCCGAATTGACTTCTCTTTGTTTCGTGGCGTTTGCGAGAACTAGGATAAATCCGACGACGAGAAGAATAACGTACGCGAAATTTGCCATGGTCGTGTGTCTATAGTTACATAGATAAAAATCACGATGAAGGAGCCGGATTCGCGAACTCGAAGTAGAATTTCCCCTGGCATTTGCTCCCGCGTTTAATGGCCCCGCTTATCGTTGTATAGTCAATTCCTAGTGCAATTGACGCGGCCGCCTGACTCGGGAATTCTTTGATACATATCCTGTTCAAATCCAGTTGCCGGATGGGTTTCCGAAGTGTCGTCGCGGGGTTGTCGTGCCGCGCCATATTGTTCTCGGCCGGTGTCCCGCGTTTAAGTTTATTTGGCCGGAAATCTTCCTTGTCGTCGTCAATGTGCATGACCACGAACCCACACTTTTTCGGATGATCGAACTCGTATTTCGATATAATGCCTTCGACGTACGCGACAACTCTATGGACAGTGTAAAATTTACCACCGGTTCCGAGCGTAGGGTACGGGCTTCGCGAATCCACGCTGAAATCTCCGACTCTGTGGATATATCTGTCCGGATCGACGACCCCGTACACTCCATCGAAAAGTCCCATATACCATCCGGACTCGCGAAACTGTTTCAATGTATTCAAGTCGCCGGTGAATTTCTGGAGTTTCTTCTGTTTCGAAACGGCCGTGAATTTATACATGCAGTTCTCGGACGGTGAAGCCCATCGAAGGTTCTCTGGAGCGTTGTTCCTGTGGTTTCCGTCGATGTGGTCTACCTCCGTCTGATCGGCGTCTCGATTGTCGGCTTCGAAAGTGAACATGTACGCGCGGTGATTCAATATCATCGCAGACGTACCGTTCTTTCGAGTCAAATTGACTTGGCCACCGGGGGATGGCCTGAGGATCCGTCGCGTCCGTATATTTCGTATCGCGCCAGTCCGTAGATTCATATCATACAATTCGAAGTCTTCGTCGTCATGCACGAGTACCCGCCACTCATTTTTCGAGGAGTCGAGGATGTATCGCTTGAACCGCGCCAGATTCGCTCGATCTTTTGGAGTTTCAAAGGTGAACTTCGCGGAGTCGTCGTCACTGAGACTGCGATTGACGGTCCGAATCCCGCTCGCGGCCTCGATATTCGGCGGTAGAGGCATCGTGACCGCCAAGCGCAACCGGATCTTATCGAATGGCGTCTGGACCCCGTTATGGTATAACCAGACCTGAGTCAAGTTCTTACCTATCTCCTTGCCGGATTTCCCGAAGACGCGGTTCATTCCGTCGACTTCGTACCCGTCCCCGGAGAAATTGAAGGCTTCGCCGCGAAATGTAAACTTCGCGATCGATATTCTCCGAAGTTTATACGAATCATGAATCATTTGCATGGATTAATCTATTGTCCCAAATCATAATATTTCGCCATATAAAACGCGGCAGTGTCCACATTACACAGATCAAGAATCATCGATGAATTTGGGTTTCTTGGCAGGCGGTTTGAAAAAACTCGTGATCTCATTCTGCCCGCGCGACGCATTTAACTTCAAACGTTTGCACACTTTCAAATTTAAGGCCCTACGCGACTTCATTTCGCTCATAATCGCGTGAATTTCCGGGAAACCCATAATGTCAGCGTCCACATTGTCCACAACATGTTCGAGGAGCGTCGTGATCGGATTCATGAGCTGATTGTTGACGTAGTACAACGCGTCGACATGTAGCCCATTCTCGCGAACCCAATTTGGATCTTCCGCGCGACTTGATATACCGCCATCGAGATTCGCCGAGTCCTCCACGAAACAAAACGGCACGCGTTCACCGGACGTCACTGGACACCCAGTACGCTGGAGGATCTTTCTTGCGACGACAGCATGAGGCTGTGCTCCCGGATTTGCGTAATTCGAGCGCAACGCCTTCGTGACCACGTAATTCTCGAGTGGAAGTTCTCCACGAAGTACCGAGAGAATCATCGCGCGCGCGGCGTCCACGGCTTTCCCGGCATCCATTTCGACCATCAAGTGGTCCATGATTTTCTGGGAGACGATTTTGACGACAGGGGCGTTGTCTCGCCGCACGAGCTGAAGGCCCTTGACGTCGATCACTCCCGGGTCGGTGAGTTTCTCATATTTACGACCGACATACCTTTTTTTGCCTACCAAAAGGAACGGGTGGTACACTTTTTCGAATTCCAGGTCATTGGGCGCCAGGAACGTCTTGCTGATCTCGGCCGAGACTTCTGTTGCGACACGGAAATGCTCGGCGAGATCTTGCTCTTTGCCCGCGCCGACCTTGAATTTGACGAAAACCGAGTCGGTATCTCCGTAAACAACTTTCGACCCGGGCACCAGCGACTCAGCGAGCTCCTTTGTCTTGTCGATCATAGCCCGTCCGGTCGCGGTCACCGATTGCGCGATGGGCATGCAAGTCAGCATCCCCCGCGCCGCCCCGAAGGTCCCGTACACCGAGTTGGAAGTGATCTTGTAGGCGAGTTGCTTGGCGTTATGAATACCTGACACGAACGTGTCCCCTCTCGCGTACGCGTCGGCCATATCGCGCTTGCTGGCTTTCCGACACGCCGCGAGATCCTCCAGTAAACCAGGTAGGACGGCGTTCTTCGTTTGCGCGAACGTATGCGTGCCGCTCTCGGTCTCGATATAATAATACTCGACTCCCTCGACATTCGCGTACGCGGGATCCGTGACCAGCGTGGAAAGACACATCCGGTGCGCGCGGATAATCGAGGGATATAGCGATGCAAAATCCAGGGCGCAGATCGGCTCAGTATAAAACCCCTTGGTAGGCTCCAAAACGGTCGCGCCAGCATACTTCTCGGGCGGAGGCGCGTCGCGGTCTTCCTGGGGCGGGTCCGGGACGACGAATCCGAGCTCCCGGCCCTTGCGCGTAATCAAACTGTAAACACGGATCTGCTGGCCGCGTAATTGCAGGAATTCAGGCGGCACACAGGTCGCATTGCTCATTTGAAGGACGTTCTCGAGCGTCGACAATTTATCCATCAACCGGAGCGGGAGCTCGACGTCTCGAATGCAGTACTCGGCAATCGTCGCGAGATCGTCCGGCGTGCCCGACTTGAACTTGGCGAATATCTCGTGCGGCGGGAGATCAATCTTGGTATCCGAGAGGAACTTCGTCGATACGTTCTTCAAAGAGTAGGAATCGAGTTTGAGTTCTTTCCTGAAGATTTGAAGAAGATCGATCTGGAGTACCCCCGGCGTCGCGAGGTACTCGAAATTATTATCGCCAAACGCCGACGAACTCAGGTTCTTCTTGACGGCCACGCCACACCCGTCGACACTGCGTCCCAGCCTCGAGAACTTGATCGTGGGCTTGCCGTGGTCGTCCGCGAGACATGCACGCCGGCCGTCCAGGTACTTGAAATCAAACCCGAGAATATTGTACCCGACCAAAATGTCGGTTTTCTCGTGTCGTAAGATATCCTGGAAAACCTCACACATCTCGCCTTCTGTCGCGCACGAGACCACCTCGACGTTCCCGGGAACTGCCGCGGTCTCCCCGAGACATATCGCCACGCGCCTGTACGGTTCCGGGGATCCGTGTTTCTGGAAAGCCACACCGATGGTTATCAGCTGATCTTCCGGGAGACTCGCGTCGGGGAACATGCCTGACGCCGAGACGCACTCCAAATCCCAGCTGGCCATAACGAGTTCCGGCACGGTCGTCCGATCAGATTTCCCGATATTCGCGGCCGCAACGGTGATTTCCAGGTCGACCGTCGATACACTGTCCATGACCGGCGCGTACCCGTTGACCCTCACCCACCCCGACGGATCGATGCCGCGCTGGTGGAACATCCTGAGCACGGGATCCAGGCCGGCCTCGTAGGTCGCAAGGGATCCGTAGTTTGGGTATTTCATCGAGTATCGCGCCTTCCGCATCTCCGCGAACGACGAGAACGCGAGGCACGCGAACGGTTCTTCGAGCCCGTTCCTGAACCCCGCCATATCCTTGCGTTTCAGGAGACACGATATATCGAGCGCTCCGAGATTCTTCTTCACATTGGACAGCCATGCCGATTGCCGCGCGGCCGAGTACTTCTCGTTGAATTTCACGAAGAAGTACGGATTCGTGACCACGCGAACGAGAATTTCCTGGTTGTCCGAAGTCTTGCCGTACCCGTGGACTTCGAACCTCGCGCGGTCCTCGGAGACCTCGATGTCATGCCCGCGCCAATCGACAATGAAGACGTCCATTTATTTGCTTACATCGTGACACGTCCGGCGTTTCGTAATACAATGAACGCGAGATCGTCAAGACAGTCACCAGGATCCATGCGCCACGTACGCCCGCATCCTGGGAATACCTCCACGGAGATCCCTGGTGGAACCCGGCCTTGCATCCAGGCGAGAATCTCAGAATCCTGAAGCAATTCCGCGAACGCCCTCCTCTCCATCCTGAAGTCGATATTCCACAGCCGAATCATGGACTCTCCCCTCTTCGCGATATCTCCCAACATGGTCTTCGCGACGTCGTCGAAGTCCTCCTTGAATCGCGCGGAGACGCCGGTTAGCGATTCAGGAAGCATTGTATTATGTTTGCACGAAACCCAACAAGAAAGTGAGCGCGTTCATGGTTTTGGCATGGCGCGGCGGATGATGTCTACCGGGAGTCTCCCGTTTCGGTTGCGCTCCATCACGGTCACCGGCGCGGCGCGTACGATGACTTTGACCGTGTCCGCGTCGCCAGCCCTCGCCGCGATGTGCAACGGAGTTTCCCCGCGCGAGTCGTGAGCTAGTGCCAATTTTCGCGAGTATTCAAACTGGAAGAAAGGAGGAATACGTGTTCGAGGGCTCAAACCGGCGACTAGTCACTTCCCTGGAAATAGGCTTAGCTACCACACTGACTGGTGACTAGTCGTTTTTTTTTATTTAATTTTCCGGTATCTATTATAGTACATGGGAGCTCAAGTGAAATCGTATACAAACTTTCTCAAAATAAAATAAAAAAAAACGACTAGTCACCAGTCAGTGTGGTAGCTAAGCCTGTTTCGACCGGCGTGACTAGTCACCGAGTCGTCGTATTCGAGGCCTCAAACACGTATTCCGGGTTTCTTCCGAATTGAGTACTCGCGAAAAGAAACCGGGAATACTTTGAGCACTCGTTCGGCGGTCCTCCTTTCTTCCAGTTTGAATACTCACGAAAAGAAAGGACGACTCATTGACTCTAATTACTCTTACAGATACGGCGGCAATGCAGCTCCTTATGTCGCCTTCTCGTCAAAAGAAAGCTTCGACAGTTTCCTGCGCGACCGCACGAGATCGCCGAGGGCCGCACGCGTCTCCTCCGGTACGCCAGGCGACGGGTGCCGCGCGAATCTCTCGGCCGTCCATACATCGCCGTCGCCGAGAAGTGTTATTGTGTCCGCCAGGAACGGGTGCGCGTCCATCACTCGTCCGGCCACATCGATCCATCCCATCCGTAGCGCTATCTCGAAACGGTTCACCCGGAGCACGGGATCGACCTGATAGTCGGATTTCATGCCGACCACGCTCTCGGCCACAGACTGGTAAAACCACGGTTTAGCCTCTACCCACGCTTTCGTGATCATATCGGCCGTGACGTCTGGCACGAAGCTGCTGGTGTGCCGCATGACGTACGACCCGACGGCGTTCGACGATTTCTCTTGCACGGCTCCGAGGACGGCTAATTCCGCCTCGCGTTTTTGTAGTGAGTCTTCGACCGCGTGCAACCGATCCATGACCATGTGCACGAACTCGGCCTGTGCTGTTTCGGAGACCTCGGAGACCTCGGAGACTTTATTCATTTCACAAAGGTTTACGGTCTGCCACGACGCGGCGGACGGCTCATTCTTTACACCGCATCCGTGTGGAATCGTGTGTCAAACTGGCACAGTGGGGTGTCGAACGCCGCGTGGGTCTTCGAGAAAACGTATTCTACGCCGCCGCCCACGAAGATGGCCAGGCCCTGGGGACCGGCGCGTTCGTCTTTCGAGTCGTTATCCAGAATGCGGAGAATCTCGATGCACCTCCAGACGGTCTCCTCGTATCCCGTATCATCTACCCAATCTCCTGAAGCCCACCAAAACGTCTCCAGCTGGTGCGTGATTGTGCGCCTCGTATGTGACATGAGGGTGCCGGGCGGTAGGATAATCGACGCGAGGCCGTTGCCGTCGCTCGTGACGCCGCGAAGCTCGGACACGATCGCGGCGCACCACCCCGGCCCGACCACCTGTTTGAAGAGGATACCACCGGTTTCGGAGACATCGGAGACATCGGTGTTCACTCTATACATCCATGGCAACGGTTTACGTGGCGCGGCGGATGAACACGTCCACTTATTTGCACGTGATCACGAGTTCGGGCGTCCGGGCGTTCGTTTTGGCATCCACGAAGAAACCGCGAATACATACTGCGATTTTTCGCGAAAAGGAAACCCGGAATACTCGTTCGGCGGTCTTCCTTTCTTCCAATCGACTCCACGACTCGAATACCCGACTCCAGATCGCGCGTTGACGAACAAAAGAATGTCGTGTGGAATTTGTTGCGACACGTACACCGGAGTGCTTCGCAAACCGCTGACCTGCGCGAGCTGCGACTTCGAGGCATGCGCCGTATGCGTCCAGAAATATCTCCTCGAAGTCAACCGCGCAGATTGCATGGCGTGTCACGCGGAAAAGGACGACGACTACATCCGAACGACGTTCCCGACCGCGTGGGTCAACGGCCCGTTCAAAGCCCATCGCGAACGCATCCTGGTAGATCTGGAACTTGCGCGTTTGCCCGCCTCGCAGCACCTGGTCGCGAATTACAAGATGACGCAGAGTCTCCGCGAGGAAGTCCGTGTGATTTCCGAGGAACGCAAGCAATTGAAACGGCGCGTGCACGAGATATGGGAGAACTCGGAGACCGCGAAGTTGCGCTGCGAGCGGATGCGTCAGAACAAGTACAACACCGACGGACGATCCCCGAATCCCGGTGAAAATGAAGGCTGGGAGCCCGACACGCGCGAATGTACCGTGAAAGGGTGTTTCGGAACCGTCTTGTTCCCAGATTATTCCATTTCCTCACGATGCGACGCGTGCGAAGCGGATATATGCAGAAACTGCAAATGCGCCTTCACGGGCCACCACACGGCTCACGTATGCGTTTCGGAGCGCGTAACTGACAGCCTGGTATTTAATGAACACTGCAAGAGATGCCCCAAATGCACGAAATCAACAAGGAAAACACCCCGCCAGGATCAAGTTGAGAGAACCATTGTGCCCCGATAGTGCCTGTCGTGTCCTGGTCCACACAGTACTGACGCATAGAGTATTGATCGCAGATGACGTGTGCGCGCTGTCACCATGTTTTTACGTGGCGGGACCCACTGCCAAACCCATATTCCACAGAGTTCAGACGGATCCACGGCCCTTCGAAGATTCCGCGACGCGCCGCCGACTCATTCGACCCCGCCGACCTCGCCGACTTTGAAAAGATCGATCGAGCCGTCGAGCCGCAAACGAAACATTTTGAACGACGCCTCCTGTGCGCGGAAATCGAGACGAACTTGCGGACGAGGCTGATCAAGGCACTCTATTTGGTCAACCGGTACCGCAGCACGGCCGACTACGATTTCTCCGTTCACGATGTCGACGACCCAAACACCGATCTGCGGAGAAAATTCATGCTGAAAGAGATCACCGAAGCCCAACTGAAACAGAAATTGTACGCGCGCCAGAAGGATTTGTGGAGAATTATGGCATTGCGTCCGATAATCCAGGCGTTCGTCGACCTGTCCACGGAGCTCGTGCACGATCTGCCGATGACGGACGAGGGCGCCACGGCCGTCCTGGGCGAGATGACCAAGATCAGCAATTTCTGCAAGACGTCTATGGAATCCGCATGCAAGTTACACGAGTGTCGGGGTATCTGGGATCCGTTCCCGGAAATATTGTAAAAAAGAAAGCCCGCACCGGAAGAAACCAGGAAAACTGGAGAGTATAAGTTCCCGATCCGCCTCCCGATCCGCATTCCTAATTCATATTCAGAATGTCGTGTGGAATTTGTTGCGAAGCCTACACGGGCGTCGTGCGTAAACCTCTGACCTGCGCGAGCTGCGACTTCGAGGCCTGCGTCGTATGCGTCCAGAAATATCTCCTCGAAGTCAACCGCGCGGATTGCATGGCATGCCACGCGGAGAAGGATGAGGACTATATCCGCGCGACGTTTTCGGCCGCGTGGGTCAACGGCCCGTTCAAAGCCCACCGCGAACGCATCCTGGTAGACCTGGAAATTGCGCGCTTGCCCGCCTCACAGCACCTTGTCGCGAATTACAAGCTGGCCGAGGCCTTACGCGGCAACGTGCGAGACGAGGCCCAGGAACGCAAAAGACTGAAACGCCGGATCGCGGACATCGACGAGTACGCTTTCGAGTCGAGATGGCGGATCAAGCGCATGGTCGACTCCAAGTATACGACAAACGGCGACCGTCCCTGGGAAACGCCCGATACGCCAAAGGGTTCCCGGGCATCGGCGACGACCATGCTCAAGTGCGTCAATTCCGAGTGTCGCGGGTTTATCACGGACGCCGCGACCATGAAATGCGGCGTGTGCGCGACCGTGGCATGCAAGAAGTGCCACGAACTTCTCGAGGAATCGCACGAGTGCAACCCCGACGTCCTCGCGACAGTCACGATGCTCAGACGGGATACCAAGAACTGCCCGAAATGCGCGACCATGATCTTCAAAGTCGACGGCTGTGATCAAGCGAGTCCTATAACACCCCGGCTTACACGCATTAATCGTATTATATGGTCACCCTGGTCACCCGACTCACGCGTGCCGCATCGTTCTCTTGCAGATGTTTTGTACCCAGTGCCACGTATCCTTCAGCTGGAAGACGGGTGATATCCAGACCGGCGGCGTCCTCCACAACCCCCACTATTTCGAGTACATGCGGAGCCGCAGCGATACGGGCACGATTCCGCGGCAGCCGGGGGACCGCCCGGGGGACCGTGACGACCGTGACGACCTCGACGACCAGGGATGCCCGAACATGCATGTCGCGCCATCGTACAGGACACTGGAGCAGCGGATCCACGGGGCCGACAAGGACCTCAAATGCCGCGCGTTCGAGGGACTCCGATTGTGCAATCATTACCGCGGCGCCGTCCTCGGGCAAGAATTGGCGATTCGCGACGCCGACGACCCTAACGCGGACCTCCGGCGGAAATTCCTGATGAACGAGATCACCGAGGATCACATGAAACGGACGATCTTCCAGCGCGAGAAGAAACGCGAGAAAATCCTGGCGCAACGGCACGTCGTCCAGACCTTTGTCGATGTGATGACGGATATCCTCAACGACATGCGGGGCACGGACGAATCTGTCGAAGCGGCGCTCGTGGAGATGACGGCTGTCAGTCAGTTTTGCAGGAAATCCATGTTGAGTGTGTGCAAAAAGTACTCGTGCGCGATGGTCCTGTTCCCGCCGATCATCTGACCCGACGGGACCCGACGGGATGTTAAGGCGCCCGGTCCGTGTAAACTGACAAGAATGAAGTTCCTGGAGTTTGTCAAATCGTCGCTGCCGGTCTACTTCACGGGAACCACGGCGCTCGAGTTCGGATCGGGGATCGAGTCCGTGAAACCTCTGTTCTCGAAGTCTGTCAACTTCGCGGGCATCGACGCGTTCCCGGCAGAGGGCGTGGACATCGTCTCGAAATTTCACGAGCTCCAACTGCCCGACCGGTCCGTGGACGTGATCATCTCCCAGAACACCTTCCAGAACGACGCGTATTTCGGGGACTCGCTCGTCAAAGCATACAACCTCCTGCGTCCCGGGGGTCTCCTGGCGTTCACGTGCGCGACCACGGGAGCTCTCGAGTCCGGGACGCTGCTGTGTGACCCCGAGAAATCGCTGAGCAGCCAGTACCATTCGGCAGACCTCGGCAATTATTACAAAAACGTCACGATGTCCGGGATCGTCGACGCCTTCACCCGATTTGACGCGACGCTCGAATCGCTGTTCACCGATTATGCCGCGTACGAATTCGATCACCAGATGTTCTTCGTCGCGGTCAAACTGTCGGATTCCGCGCCGTTCGTCCCGCTGTTCCCGGACGCGCGACTCGTCGAACGTCACCCGCACCGGTTTGCCGCGTACGTGGCCTGCCCGACCATTGAAACCGCCGACGACGCCCTCGAGCGGTTCCAGGACGTTCCGTGGATGCGTGTCGTTCTGGCGCCGGTGGGAATGTACGGGACCGCGGTCTCTGCCGGGCTCAGCGTCGTCCAGCACCGCGTGGCCCACTGGATCGACGCGGAATTTGTCGGGATTATCCCGTACGAGACAGGGGACCATTTCAAGTACGACAAGCTCGGGGCGAACCTCGTGGCCGTGGTCAAGAACGCGAGCGTCGACGTCCTCGCCTACGACGCGGTGATCCAGGACCCCGTGAAATCCCGGCGCGACAGGTACGGCGACGCGTTCGAGTTCGTGGCATCACACGTCATTCACGAGACCACGGGCATCCATATCGGCGCGCCCGGCATGACCAATGTCTTCGACTCCGCGGGCAATGCATGGTTCGCGAGACCTCGGGCGTTTGCAGAGTACCTGGCGTTCCTCCGCGACGCCATCGGGAAAGCCGAGGTCATCCCGGCCTTCTGGGCTGCCCCGCCAGCTACCGGCAAGGGCAAACACACGGCCGACCAAGTCCTCGGCAACCTCGCGAAATTCGGCACGCCGTACGCGGGAATGCACGCCGGGTTCGCGTCGATCTTGCCCGGCTATTACTGGAAACTGAAGAACCTCAGCGTCGGCCTTCCCGTTGCGTCTCGTCTCTCTGATTAATTTCAAGTGTAAACCAGGTACTAGGATGATCGTGTACATCCTCTGCCCAGACCCTGGAGCGGAAGCCGTGGCCATCGCAGAGTACTCCCGGTACCCTTGGGCGAAAGTCATTATGATCCCGACGACGTATTATCTCGAATCTATAATGTACACACACATCCTCAGTCTCCGCGAGGACGAGTGGGAGCACGAGGACTTTGTCGGGTGCATGAGCTGGCGCGCGTCGACCAAGATCAACGTCTTCGATGAGATCGAGTCCTATACGACGCGCGGGGCCGAGTTCGTGTCCCTGATGTACCGCGGTGACCCGCTCGTCGATGCCGCGGACACGTACCACCCCGGCTTCAAACGGATCTGGGTATCGGCGCTCGGGAAGATGGGTCTCGACTCCTCCGCCGTGACGCACCCCGCCCTGCCCAGTTTCTACTGCAATTACTGGCTTGCGACGCCCGCGATCATGAAGGAGTACATCCAGTTTTCCAGGGCGTTCAGGAAGGCTCTCGAGTCTCTCGACTCTCCCGAACGCGACATTCTCTGGAGCGACTCAAAGTACGTCGGCGCGCTCCCGGTAGAGAAACGCCAGAAAATATGGGGGACGCGCTGGTACCCATTCCACCCCTTTCTGTGCGAACGGCTCCCGTGTGTGTTTGTCGCGCTCCGTTCCCCGGCTATATCGTGCCTGTTCTCCAGCGGAATTAAATCTCGCGTACTGTAGACCGCGAACGTCCAGAATGAGTTCGGATACGACGATCATGGTATCGATGATGTCCTCGGGATCCAGCGCGACCGCCGCGATTCTCGCCGTGATCGCGCTGGTCGTCGTCATGAAGAACAAGAAATCGACGACCACAGTTGTCCCGGATGCCGTCACGTGCGCCGATGCCGTGAAAGCCGCGTGTGGGGCCATACGGGGATCCGCGCGGGACGCCTGTATCAGGAAAACCAAGGCGGCGAACTCGTCGTGCGTGGCCGCGAAAGCATCTGGAACTTCAGGTGCCACCGGACCCGTCGGACCGATGCCCACCGTCCCATGGGCCTCGTACGCGCAAACGACCGTTGTCGGGACGAAATTGAAGACCATGGACGCCGACCTGAATTTGTGCAAGGCGGCGTGTCATGCGAACCCCAAGTGCACACATTTCGAGGTCTTGAGCACGGCGCCGCAAACATGCGTCCTGAAATCCATGGACTTGCCGATGGGGTGCATGACTCTCAAAGAACGTTGCAGCGACGGAAAAAAGATGAATGTCGTCGCGCTGTACCCGCACCCGGACCGCGCGGCCGCAACGGGGAATTACGCCCTGAACATATACAAGTATCTGCAAGAGAGATTTGACGCATGTAGCAATTGGAAATGCAAGCTGGCGAGAGCGTTCGATATCATCCTGACCATCATCGGCTTTGTCACCATGTTCTTGCCGGGTCCCTTGGCGCTTGCCGGTGGTGTAGCCGCCATGGGAGCCCAGACCGCCTTGTCCATGACCGTCACGCAGAAACTGAACGCCCAGCGCGCCGATCTCCTGGCCAAGGGGGAACCGTACGATACCGCGTTGATACAGGGCATCCCGTTCACGTTCCCGAACAATTACCATCAATGCGTGAAGACCGGCGCATGTGACCGGGCCGTATCGATGCTCGAGGCAAAGGCGTACATGGACGACATCAAAAAGGTGACAGGAAACGCGGCGATCGCAAACATGTCTGTGGCTGACCGCGCAAAGTACAGGACCGCCATGAAATCCAACAACTCCTGGATGCAAAAGTACCAGTCCCTTCCGTGCGGCGAGAACTGTGCGGAGACATCTGTCGCGTTCAAAGGGTGGATGCCTGATTACTGATTACACGGTCCACCATTTTGAGGCTGGGGATCCTAGAAGCGTGGACGCATCTTCGACGTTTTCTACATAATAATCACGTGCGCTCGTATTATCGACGATAGTCACGGTCGCGTGTGGACACAACCTGCGGATCGCGTCGGCCGTCTCTCCCGTCTCTCCAGTGTCTCCCGTCTCTCCCGCCTCAGTCACGCACACCGTTACGGAGCGTACGAGCTCTGAAATCTTGGCGAGGTTCTCGAGACTGTCGACATCGTCGGTATCTTTGCCAATCTCAAGGTATATATCGAGTTTCCGGGGTCCCGTTGCGCGAACGATCTCGGGTGGCATTATATCATCCAGGCAACATATCTTGAGTACCAGGACCTCCATCGATCCTCGCCAGTGTTGCCACAACGACGTATCGAAATCATCGTAATTGACGACCCTATCAACGCTATAAGTGGTGTGTGGTGGTACGACGACGATGTCGAAGTACTCTTCGTATATCGTCCACGGCGGCAGCATCAGCACTCTAAGTTTACTGCACCCTTTGAACGAGTCCTTGTCGATTTTTGCGCACTCCACGTCCGCGTACTCGATTTGTTTGGGAAGACGGATGGGGTGGATTTGCGCTCCATACACAATTCACGTAGCGTGTTGAGGCGAATCTCGCGGATGTTCCTGTGATCCGCGAGATTCTCGAAGAACTCTGGCGACGTGTATACCCGGGCGTCACCGTAGCACCGAAATACTTCCAGGTCCGGGTAACATATGAAGAATTCATCCTCGAGATCAATGTGGTGTTCCCAAGTAGAACCGATGAACAATCGCTTGAGCCTCGGCAGCATCTGACGACTCTCATTCAATTGGATTTGTGGACCGTCGAACGCGCCTTCGTCTATGTACACGTCGAGATGCTCCAATGTCCGGCTCGACATATCGAGAAACTCGTACATCTCCTTGTACAAATACGCATTATGTACGAACATGAGCGAACGAATACCGTCGAAGCATTCCAAAATTTGAGGATCCATGACGTTGTGATGACGGCCGTCGATCGTATACTCCATCCCATCGCGGCAAGGCCACATGCACCCGGAAAGGTCGCCCAGCATGTCGGATTTATCGGCTTCAGCAGTTGCCGCAGAAGTTGTACAAACCTATACAATTCCTGTAAACCTCGCATCAGGCCAGCTCGATCACCATGAATCGACATAATTCTGATGATTAACCGCCTCCAACGCCGCGTGGTGACATTATTAAACCATACATGTCAGATGGCTCAATACTTCGAACAAGGACTTCGGAGTTTGTCTCCGGGGGCATCGCATCGAAAGAGTTCGGAGTGTGCGTCGCAACACTTCGCAGATACGCCGATGCCGGACGCGTCCGATGCATCAGGACCCCCGTCGGACACAGGAGGTACGACATCGCGAAGACAGGTGCCGGGAAAGAAACGTCCGAGGTCCGAGACATCTGTTACTGCCGGGTCTCGACCAAGAAGCAAGAAGACGACCCCGGGCGCCAGGTCCAAAGCATGCGCGACCGCTTCCCGTCCCACGATATCGTCACGGACACCGGTTCCGGCATCAACTTCAAGCGCCGCGGTCTCCAGAGGGTTCTGGAACGATCGATGCGCGGAGAAGTCGGCGACGTTGTGGTTGCCTACCGCGACAGGCTCTGCCGCTTCGCATTCGAGCTCGTCGAGTGGATCATACGTTCGAATGGCGGGAAAGTCGTGGTCCTCAATGGCGAAGTGGGATCACTCGAATCCGAGCTCGCTGAAGACCTCATGTCCATCGTCCACGTCTTCTCCGCCCGCAGCTACGGGCACCGCAAGTACGGCAAAAAGAAAAAGATACACAAAGGCGACGACGGAAACGAAGGAGGTGAAACCGCCGAAGCCTCATGTAGTGGCGTCGAGGACGGTACGTCTGCACCCGTCCAAGGAGATGGCGACGCTCTTGAGGCGTTGGATGGGATGCTACAGAGTAGTGTACAACCAAGCGCTCGAAGCGTCTCTCAACACCAAGGATAATACGATACGATACAACGAAAAATATCTCAAAAATGCTTTTGCGACGGAGAAGAACGTCGAACACGACTGGCTGAAGACGATCCCTTGCATGGTGCGAGCCGAAGCCGTCCGCGATCTCTGCAAAGCCTTCGAGAGCAACATCGCCAAGCGCAAGGAAAACCCGAAGCATACGTTCGCGATGCGATTCAAGTCCAAGAAGAACAAGTCGCAGATCATCAAGGTCGAGTCGAGGTTCGTGAAAGTCAAGGACAATATGTTGACCATCTTCCCCACCATTTCCAAGCGCGAGATCATCAAGTGTGG